TCTGTTCCGCCCTGATCCCACTCAGGACGCCTTGATACTCTCTGAGCATCTGCAGATTTTGCTCAATACCGGTCTTGTTCTTTTGTGATGAAACTTGGCTGATCCCAAAAGCAACACGGTCAATGCCCTGGGATGTAGCGCCCGTGCCAAAGACAGTTTTAGTCGCCGCTAGCTCTCGCCTAAATTCGCCTATCCTTCCGGCGGATAACGCCTCATTGATGTTGCTAACGGTCTGGATCGCAAGACTCAGGACGCGCTTTAGGTGTGGTTCAAGCACCTGCCCGATAGTACGCGCCAGTTGCTCGATGCCATCCGTAAGCGTGCTGAATTTGCCCGCCAGCGTGTCAGATTGCGCGATGGCGCCATTGGCGTACTTGCCACCCTTCTCGGTCAGCCGGACGATTGCGACTTCTACAGCCTGTGCGCTGATCTGCCCCTTGCTCAGCGCCTTTTGGAACTCCTCGCCAGACAGGCCATACATCTTCCGCAGCTCGCCTTGCAGCGCGATGCCACGTTCTTGGAACTGAAGCAGTTCTTCTCCTTGAAGCCTGCCCTTTGCTTGCACCTGCCCGTAGGCGGTCACCAGTCCTTGCAGCTCTGCACCAGTGGCGCCGCTGACATCCGCAAGCCGCCTGGTCGTTGCGACGACGTTCTTTGCCTCAACACCAAACGCTTGCAACCGCTTGGCGGCGTCAATCAACTCAGTGCTAGTGAATGGTGTCACTGCACCAAGTGCCTGCAACTCAGAGATGATTTGTTTGGCTTGCTGTGCGCTGCCAGTCAGTGTCTGGATGCTGCGCGTCTGCGTCTCAAGCTCGGCAGTCTTGGCAAAGACAAACTGCGCAGCTTGCACTGCGCTGAATGCAGTCAGCAACGGGCCGAGGGATTTTGTCAGTCCACCGAGCGCCGATTCAGCAGACTTGCCCGCATTGCCAACCTGCTGCAGATTGCGAACAGCTGATGAGCTATCAACGCGGACATCAACAACAGCAACAGCCACAGTGGCGCCTCCTTATACAGTCAGTCTATCGGCGCTTGGCTTTGTCGATAGCTTGCTGCTCGCGCTTGCCCTTCACTTCATAGTATGCGGCGAAATGGATGAACTCATCATCCGTCAATTCTTGCCGCAGCTGGCTGACGGTCTTGCCTAGCTCCGTTGCTAGGAAGAACTCAAAGAACAGCCAGCTGTCGGCCTCTAGGCGTTTTTTGCTGTCTCCAGCGATTCAGCCTGGCCGAGACCAAACAAGAACAGCTCAAGATCATTCAGCACCTGCTCTGGTAACTCGCGTTGCAGCTTGGTTGCATCAGCCGCGGCGAACGCCTTGGTTCCGTCTTCAAGCTCTGCCTTGTGGCACAGCATCTGCGTGCTGATCTCGAGCGCTTCATCGGTGCCCGAGAGCCCAGTGGCGCGTTTGCGATCGGCGCGAGTGATCGGTGTGAAAAACAACGACAGCACCACAGTGCCATCGTCTTTCTTCACGTCAAACCGTCGCCGCTGACTGAGGTCAAAGGCGCCAGTCAGCAGGTCAACGGTGCGAGTTGTGGCGGGCATCAGATACCGAGAGTGATTGTGCCGTTCATGGTGAAGTTGATCGTCACCATCTCCAGCTCGCCGACGGTGGCGCCGTACTCACTGGATGTAATGACGATGCTACCACTGATCTTCTTGCCGCCTGTTTCGTCGAGGTACAACTCAACGAAGGCATTGCCTTCATCAGTGACAGTGCCGGACTCCTTGATCAGGTCCAGCTTGTCGCCAGCTCCTGGAGCGTCGTACATGACCTCCATGCTGCCACTACCGGCGATCAGTCCGCCGATGTTGGCTTTGTATGTGGCGCCTTGAGTGGTGGTCTCAAGGACATCTTTTTCAACGGTCATCGTCCAAGACCGCACCGCAGCAATCTCGGAGATGCCGCCGCTGCTGTCCTTGTCAAAGAAGACCGTGCCTTGTTCGCCGCGATAGAAAGCCATGATCAGATCGAGGTGGTAATGGTGCCGCTGGTGGTGAAGTTACAGGTAATAACTTCAAGTTCGCCGACGGTGGCGCCGTATTCGGCGGAGGTGATCAAGCCAGCGAAGCTGATCTTTTTGGTACCAGTGGTATCAAGGAACAGCTCAAAGGTAGCCACAGCGCCATCGGTAGCAGTGTTGGCTGCTTTGATGAATGCGTTTGTCTCGTCGGAGCTGCTGGCGGTGTAGAGCACCTCGACGGTGCCAGAGCCGGCAATCAAGCCGCCGATGTTGCTCTTGTAGGTAGCACCCAGAGCGGTGGTTTCCAGCACGTCCTTTTCAATGGTCATCGACCATGAACGTGTGGATGCGATGGTGGTGTTGGCCGAGCCGGCATCGTCAAACTTGACGGAGCCTTGCTCGCCGCGATAGAAGGCCATGGTTAGAGATCCTCGAAGGTTTCAAAGGTCAGGCGAACCTGGGTTTGGAAGTACCCTTCAGGGGACGGCGCAGCCACCACCTCTGGGCCGGTTGGCGGATCGAAGATGACCCCCGATACGATGTTTCTATTGTAGAGGTTCCGAACACGTTTGCCGATCACGAGATTGGCGCCGGGGCCAACTCCTTTAGGGCTGAAGATGTTGATGACGACAACACCTAGCACGCTGTTGCTGCCGCCCATCGTGAGATAGCTGTTCGTGCCAAAGCTCACCAAGCATTGCAGCCATGTGCTGTCTGGTGTTGGTGCATACGGCATATTGTGAAACACCACTGGATAGGCCGGTGCTGCTGCCATCTCAGTGGCAAGCCTGCCTTCAATGGTGGCGCGAATGGTGTTGAGATCAATGGCAGCCATCAGTCAGACCTCCCGATCTGGTCAGCGACACCACGCGCCCATGCGGTCATCTCGCGGGCGATCAGGTCCGGGTATCCCTTGGCGATCTGGTTGTTTTTGGAGCGCCACTGACCCTGCCATGATGCTGGCAGATTGTTGCCATACAGCACAGGCTCGGTGTAAGGCAGGTTGTTATGGATGTGGTACACGTTGCCTGCCCGCTCAATTTGATAGTCAAGCCGACGGGGTGGTGTAATGCCAGCAACGCCACTTTGGGGGCCAGGGTCGTAGCCGGGCGTGCCTTGCTCGCTGATGGACCACGCAAGGCGCAGCCTGCCCGTATCAACCGGGCTGGCCTGCTTCAGCCTGCTGTCAGTTTCAAGCACCGTGGCACGTAGCAGCTTCTCGTACTTCTCCTGCGAGTAGCTGCCGATCTGCGATAGGTTGATGCGTCGCGCCATGGTCAGGCCCTCAGGATCAGTTCGTAGGTGATCGGCAGGCTGTCTTGCTCTGTTGTCGCTACACGGATGATCTGATGCACGACGGCATTGATCAGCACCTTGTCAATCGTAGTCGGTGCATTGGCAACATCCGCCGCGGCGATCGTTAGCCGTTTGTCACCAGCCTGCACCAATTCGTTGACCTCCCTGGCGTTTACGTCCTCAAGCGTGCCACGGATGGTGGTGTCTGATGTGGTCTCAGCAATGGCACCTGTCGTGGCGTTGTACGATCCGAGCGTGATCCGTCGGATTGTGACCACACCGCCGAACTTGTCCATCAGCGTGCTGGCAACCTTCCGTAGCGATGCAGCAAGTGCCATCAGAGCCTGTAGGCGACGCAGTGACCGTTCTGTAGCTTGATGCTGGTAAACACGCCGTAGATTGTTGAGCTAGCCGAAAATGACTGGCCAGATATTGTTTCACCATCCCAGTTCAGCGGCACCAACGTATCAATAATGGTATTGGTCGTGAAGTGAATAGCACACCACCTGCCAGTATGCGTATCGGTATTGCCAATGAAGGTGGCACCCTTCGAGTAGTCAATGCCTAAGACGTTGGAGTCGCCCATGATCAGATCTTGTATGCGGCAATCTTGCCGCTTGCCAGCGTCACGCTAGTAAAGACCGCTTCAACCGACTGGCCAGCCTTCAATGGCACGCTGGTGAAGGTGTTTCCGGTTTGGTTCAGGATCACAGCGCTAGCGATCACTGAATCCTCAAACGCCACCAGCTCGTTGAACCGGCCCGTATGCGCCGCAGTGTCGCTGATGTATTCAAAGCCGATGGCGTATTCAGACATGGTCAGCTCCGGCGAATTGAAATGTTGCCTGGCCCACCAATTCTAAGCCCTGTCAGGTAGCGCTCCATCAGCGGCGGCACCTTGTCAACGCCCATTGACTGCGCAGGCGTCACGTCAAGGCTGCCGATCTTGACGTTCTTGTAGTCCTCAAGACCCGTGAGACCCAATCCATCGGTGTTGTTGTTGAGGTAGATGGCAAGCACCACCTGCGCTCGCTTGATCTGATCTGGGATTTCGGTGTCAGTGAAATAGTCGGTGGTGATGCGGAACGGGAAGCCGACTGCGTAAGTGTTGATGTAGGTGTCGGGCTTGCGAACGCCGGTTCTGGGCCATTGCATCGACTGGGTGTCAGTAGCGCGAGCACCAAGAAAACGTTCACGATCCAACCTCTGCGCGGCGGTGTAAAGCGCTCGATTCTTGGCATCAGTTGTCGCCGTGCTCCATGCGGTTACATCGGCATCCTGAACCATGCCGTCAACGATGGACTGCGCATCAGCCAGCGTCAGGTAGGTATTGGCGTTTGCGCCGCCCACTGTTGCGTCGAGGCTGATCGCCATTGAGCTGCTCGGTAGTGTCGTCAGGTGCTACGTCAAGCGTAGCCGGATCGCTTGCGGGAAAAGAGGCCACCTCCGTAGAGGCAGCCTCACGATCACGCAATCGCCGGAAGGCGAATAGACCCATCAGGCCACAGCGGACCCAGTGGAGCCGAGGCCATAGAGCGTGATGGCCTGGGAGCCTGCGGTGACGTTGGTGACGTAACCGATGAACTCCTTCGATGCGTTCTGCACCACAGTGGCAACACCGGAGATGGTGACGCCAGATCCACCACCAACGGTGATGGTGATTGCAGACGCAGCGGCATTCAGCACCACAACCCGGAAGCAAGTGCCAACCGCACAATCACCACCGATGGCGGAGATGATGGCGGAGGCGGCTGCCGTCGTGTAGGTGGCGGTGCTGGTAGGCACGCCACGCACGATCGCGTTGTAGGACTGAGCGGCAGTCAGGGTGGCGGTGTTGGTAACTTCCGCCAGGGTGCATTGACCAGGCAGCAAGCCGCCAGGGATGTCACCAAGCTCAAAAATTGAAGCCATGAGTAGGTCCTCCTATCAGTCGTAGTTGGACGTGATGGTCGCGCGGACGATACCAATGTTCTTGGTTTCGTACACCTTCGACCAGTTGCCAACAGTGGCCAGCTGAGCGCCGGTTGGGTTGGTGGTGGTCACGGCCCATTTGGCACCTACCGGGTGGTAGATGTTGTGCCAATCAACGGCCATGGCATCGGACTTGGCCAGGATGTCCCGGTCAGTCTCGGTGCGGAGTGCCTGCTGCTCACCGGTGGCGACGGCGCCTTGGGTGAAGAAGTAGCAGGCGTAGTTGCCGCCGCTGTTGGTGATGTCATCAGAGATGATCACCCGGAGGCCCATGTAGGTCGGGACGCTGTTGTCGCCGCCGTAGGCAGAAACCAGCGAACCGCCGCCGAATGTGGTGGTGGTGCCACGAGCGTCAGCAGTGCTGACATAGTCGATGGCCTTGCGCTCCACGAGGTCGTAGTAGCAGGCGCTGTGGATGGCGACGGCGGCGAGCTTGTCGCCTTGATCGCCGAGCTTGGCGCGAGCTTGTGCAACCTGCTTCGGTCCCAGCGTGGTCATGCCACTGGTGTCGAAGCGCAGCGCATCAAAGGCAGGGCTGTCGGAGCCGGTGAGGCTGCCGAAGACGCCTTCGAGGCACTTGTAGAGATCCTTCTGCTGTTGGTTGGCGATGTACTCGCCGACCTTGGCGCCGATAGCAGCCATGGGATCAGCGCCAGCAGCAAGGGCCGCCAGATCGCGTGATTCCCAAGCCCGGCCACGGTGCAGGATCACGCCAACTTGAGAGTCAGCGGTGATCTTGCCAGGGGTGAGGCTGGTCGAATCGGTCAGGACTTCAGCGTCGCCGCTGAGGTTGGCTTTCCAGAATGGGACTTTGACGAAATCACCGCCCTCGGTGGCATTCAGCTCCGCCATGGGTTGAGCCACACCGCTCTGCAGGAATTGGTTCCTGACAGTGGTTTGCTCGATCACGTAGGGAGTAAAAACCTCGGGGATGATGACATCGGAGCGAAGAGTCGCCACGGTGTTTCTCCTGAAGGGGATTTACGGATTGTGGGCGCAGCCCATGGCACCAGCGCTGCCGGTTGTAAACAGCTTAGCGATTAGCCGTTGCCTTGAGCCTATCGTACAAATCGCGATCGGTCTTGTACAACCGCGATTGCTCGGTCAAGTTGAACGATTCACGGCTGAATGGATTCTTGATGCCAATCGTGGCGGTACTGCTCACCTGCCCCGATGGTGCGCCGCTGCCTTGTGGCTTGGGTTGCTTCTGCATCCATGCAGGCAGGGTCTTTGCCCATTCGGCAACGGGTGTCCGCTGGTAGCCGTCAACGACCACAACAGTGCCATCAGATTCGCGCTCGATCTGATCAGCGCTCAGCTTGGTCTTCAGTACCAGATCAGGATCATGCACGATGTCCGCCAATGCGGTCACGGCTGGCGTGACGAGTTCAAGTTCTCGGACCCTGGATTCAAGCTCGGTGATGCGCTGGTCCTTCTGCGCCGTCGCCTCGCGGAACTGCTGCTCCAAAGCCTGTCGAGCTTCCTGATAGTTTCCTTTCGACTCAAGCTCTGATTGCTCGGCGCGTCGCTTGAAGTCAAGCAGCTCTTCGACATTGACTCCATCCGGCAGCTTGGGTGCTTTCTTGGCTGCTCGCAATTCAGCGATCAGCTCTTGATTCTTGCGCTCCAGTGCCTCCACGCTACGTTGCAGCGCTTCGTTGTCACCGCCGGTAGCCGCAGGCTCCTGGGTGCTGTTGTCTTCAGACATGAATAACCCGCAGGGTCAAATACGCCTACAGGCTACCATTTTTCACGATCTGCCCAATATGCGGCAGACATCTTGCCTTTGGCTATGTTGGCGGCATGACGCGCCTTGAATGATGCCCGTCTGGTCTTGGCTGCTTCCGTTTCTCCTGTTCGTGGTGGTGAGCCAGATACTCCCTGCTGACCGAAGCGAATAAGCTTCACCGTTTCGCCTTCTTTGGCGAGCACAGCATGGGACTTGTTCGGGTGCTTCGGTGTCCGCTTCGGCTTGTTGTAGCCGTCGAACTGTTCACCGCGGTAGGTGATCATCGCCTAGCCCCACGCTTTGTAGCAGACATGCCGCCAAGCCTTGCCTGGCTTGCTGCAAGTTGCGCTTTCAATTCAGCCATGCGGACCTTGCTGGCATCTAGTCTCTTGGTGGCTTCTGCTTTTTTAGCGCGTGCACCAGCTAGCCCAGCTTTTGCGGATGCAACCTTGGCGCTAGGTGCGCTGGCCTTTGCTTTTGCCAGTTTTGACTCAAGCGCCTTTTGCTGTTTGTTGAGCTTGTTTGTTTCGCGTTTTGCTGCACGTTTGTCCGAGTCTCTATCGCTGCGATTGCCATAGCTGACACCACCACTACCGGCGAATCTGCCATTTTTGTCCCTGCGTTGTGCCATTACTTTGCCCTCCGTGATCGTGGTTTCTTGGCAGTCTTGGCAGCAGCCTTGAATGCAGCAGCGCTGGGCCTGCCTTCTTCACCCTTGCGTGCCATGCGTTCATCGCTGCCAGACTCGATGCGTCGGCGCTTGGCGGCAATGTTGGCGTAAAATCCGGGCTTTTTGGCTGCCATCACTTCCTCTTGCGGGTTTTGCCGGCTTCAGATAGCGCAATGGCTATCGCCTGCTTGCGGCTTCTTACCTTTGGACCCTTGCCTGGTCCCGGCTTCCCGCTTTGGAGTGTCCCCCGCTTGTACTCGCCCATCACTTTGGCTACCTTGTCTGTCTTCTTCTTTGCCATGGCTGGTCGAGAATCCTTGCGTCAAGGCTAGCCCGCCTCTGGTGTACCAAGCGCCAAAACCATTGGGGTGCAGCACATAACGGCACTCCATGCCGTCGTGGATGATGAACTCTGACGCCTTGCGGCCATCCACGTAGCTGTACCTAAGCTCTGGCAGGTCCATACCGCTTCTGGAGTTGCGCCAAGGTTAGCTCTGAGCCATCGTCGCGCACCATTTTGGCGATTGCGTCCTTGGCTCCGTACCTCTCGGTAAGCCGGTTGAAATATGGCACCTTGCCAGGGCCAAGCACTTCGGCTTGGGTTGCGCGTGGTTGCTTGGCTAGCCAGTCGCCATAGGTTGTACCAGCTGGCACCTGGCCACCTGATGCAGCACGTTTACCGGCGGATGGTGGCTCAACCTTGAATCCAAAGTCTCGGCTCAACTGGTCGTAGTCGATGACAGGAACTGTCGTGCTGCGGCAGTTGAAGTGCTGCGGAGGCATCGGGCCGCGGCCATACTCAAACTCGCGGCCATCAAGTGCACGGCAGATCGAGCTGGTGCGACTATCAAGCGTGGCAACGTATCTGTACTTCTTGGTGATGTCTTGATTGGACTGGTAGACCTGTTGGCTTGCGGTATTGGCCACCTGATTGATGCTGGTGCGCACCAGTGCCACTACTTGATTGTTGGCTACTGCGGTGGACTGGCCGCCTGCTGCAATGAGCTGCTTGACAGTCTTGGCGTCTTCCCCGAATTGCAGGCTTCCGATCAATCGCTTTGCAATGGATGGTGTCGTCTCACCAGCCAGCAGGCCATTGCGTACCACTTGGCTGAACTGCTCAGCTTGATCAACGGCGATACCTCGAAATGCCTTGCTGATGACTTCACCATTTGGCAATGTGATCGTTGCACCGCGTGCAGCGGTCAACCCAAACGTGCCTGCACCTGCTTGCGTCGCTAGGGCTTCGGCGCCATAGACGGACTTGTACAGATCATCGCTGAGCGCAACCACGTTCAACTGCGTCGGATCAGTGGTGACGACTGATTGGGCGAACTGCGGGCTGATTTCGACCGTGTTGACAGCATCCCGCACGCCTGGCGGCAGTGCCCGTCGTAGCTGCTCGGTGACAAACTCAGATTGCAGCTGTGCAATGCCTTGCAGCTCGATGGCGGTGGTTTCAGTGCTGCTGCCTGCCCATGTGCCAAGGCTGTCCTTCAGCTGCGCCAATATGCCACGAAGTCGCGCTGCCTTTACGGGCGCTGCCAACTCATCAATAGTGCGGAGTTGATTCACCGCGTCAATGATGATGTCGTTGTAGCTGTTGATGATGCGCCGTGCGACGCTATTGCTGTAGCGGTTCAGGTCAATGGCATTGCGGTACAGCGATGCAGGCGTGCTCATGGTGAAGTGATGCCAAGATCATTCGGGTTGTAAGCCGATTTGATGCTGACATTGGCGCCGCCAATCAATGCAGAGCTAATCAGGATGTCGAAGGTGTCGTAGCCGCTTTGGCCGTCTTCCATGACGACGGTTTCATCAACCTGAATGGCGCCAGTGTCGTCATGCCACGTGACACGGATGATGGCCAGGATTTCATCTGGCAGGCTGCAGATCGTGTAATCAATCTCTTGGTTCCGAGGCTGCTCAGGTTTGACCATCACCACTAAGTCGATCAGCCTGTTGACTGTCCACAGTCTGAACCGTCTCGCCAAGACCGCCATTTGCCGTTTCATCTAGCTCCTCCTGCACGTCGAAATCATCGCCCAATACTTCACCATCCGCAAGCTGCTGAAGCAGGGTTTCTTGCGTGATGACGCCAGCGGTGTACAGCTCACGCAATGCCGTGATGTCTGCTGGTTCGAGCCGTGCACCAACAAAATCGCGATTGACCAAGCAGCTACCAGCGGCTTCGCCTTGACCGATGAACTGCGCATGAAACTGCAAGCAGTTGTCGATCATGTCCTGAACGTTCTGCGCGATGACCATCATCGTGCTGTCTCCTTGGCTGCGGTCGATCCGCTTGGCCTCGGCGGTTTCAGCGCTGAGCTTTTGGCCAAGCACTGCTGACAGCCCTAGTTCGTTGATCTGCGCTGCAAGCTGCTCCAGCCTGCGGAACTGTGATTCAAAGCTGCGGCCATCGGGCTCGATGTATTCGGCCCTGCCGTCAGCTGGAAATGCGATGGCCTCGCCAGGTCCGGCGCTGACCTCCTCGGCAGCAGTCGGGAATCCGAAGAACGCCAGCATCGGCACTGCTGAGATGTGGAGTTGGTTATCAAGGTCAGATTGCACCTGATACGCCTTCAGGTTGAGCTCTGCGATGTCCTCCATCGGAGGCCGCGACTCCATCAGCCCATGCCGGTTGGCGTATGCAACACTGAATGGGATCACATCGAGGCTAGTGGTGCCTTCGTCGATCACTCTGAACTCGCCGTCGTCTTGACGTTGATGGATCTGGTACTGGCCAGGCGTCAGCAGCCTGATCTGCTCAACCACCTTCTCGCCGTATTCGCCATCAGGAACGGAAACTGACTCAGACAGCCGGAGTTGAGTCAGGAGTTGTTGGCCGTCGCGCTGCTCAGTGCGCCAGCCAAGGATCTGGCGTGGGGTGTATGTGCACCAATACGGCCTGCCTCCGTCGGATGGCGCATCAACCAACGTGCCGACATGACCATATCGAATCAGCTTGCGGGCTGTCTCGTATGTCCAGACGTTCAGGTCGTTGCCCTGCAGGTCAACATCAAACAACTGCTCACGGATAGTGTCGCTGGTGTCATTGAGCCTGACGGGTTTGCGCGTCAGCATCCCAGCCAGCATCCGCTCAAGGCGCTGATAGTACGGTGGCACCACGCTGCGAGCGAGGCGGTTGTCGTAGGACTCGTCGAGCTCGCGTGGCTCCTGCGGCAGGTACCGGCGATGCTTCTTCCGCATCCCGTAGGTGCCATTCATCAGGTCTTCAATCAAGATCCAGTGCGGCTCCATGGCGTACCATGCGCTGCTTGGATCGTTGACTTCCGTGACTGGCCGGACGGCTGGCGAGCGGTCGTAATAGCTATAGCCGGTGTACATCGTCAGTAGAGGCGGATACCTGTGCTGCGGCCTGCGCCGGCATGTAGCGGGTTGAACTCACGCCACACGAGGTAGCCTAGCGCGTCGTTCATGTGGTCATGGCCAGCGTCCTTGTCTGGCTCCCCTTTCTCGCTGTAGCACTGCAGCTCCAAGCATTCGATCACCCTTCGGCAGTTGCTTGACACCTTGAGTCGAATCTCGCCTTTGCCGTTCTCCAGTAGCGCTTGCACGGCTGCCACTCGATCACGAATCGGCGGGTTTGCTTTGGGTGATTGGTTGCTGATGCCGTAGGACTCCAGGATCTGGATGTCAGTCTGTGATGCGTTGGTGCTGCGATTGCCGCCGCTGGCGTCTGGGTATCCGTAGATGCGATGGTCTGGGTAACGCCTGCGGATCTCAGCGCCAAGGGCGTCGGTGTCATGCGCACCTGATACCTCATCCACGATCGTCAGACCCTTGCCAGTCCGAACACCGATCACGGCAGACATATTGCCCACGTTGAAGTCAACGCCAACACGCAGCGGATCACGGCTGATGTCGAGCGCCTCGGCGGTGATGTGCTTGGCGCGATCGAAGCGGTCGTAAACGGTGCCGGTGGTGAGATTGATGAACTCACCGTCGAGGTAGGCACGCAGCAAGTTTGAATCGTAGTTGGCCTGCAACCGCTCGATGAAGTCCGGCGGCAGGTATGGGTTGTCTTGCGTGCGCATCTTGATCAGCCGCCGATCGCTGCGGCCTTGCGCTTCCTCGCTGGCGAAGGTGTTGAACATCCACCGGAAACCTTCTGGCGTTGATGCAGCGCCAAACTGCCGGATGTTGCCAGACCGCAAACGACCGAGGATCTTGGGAAAGGCGCGGCTTGCGATGGAAGGTGCCACCGTGTCGATTTCATCGGCCAGCACCCAAGCCAGGTTCAAGCCGATGATCCGCGTCCAGTTCTCAAACGATCGGCAAAGGATCTTGGTGTCACCGCCAGGCAGGTGCAGGAGATACTCTGGCAGCGGGCTGGCGCGGAAGGTGTATGGGATGCCATACGCCTCTAGGAAGTCGTCAAAGTCGTTCTGCCAGATGTCCCGGATCAATGGTCCGGTTGGCTCCATCACAGCACCGATGAATCCCTGATTGGCCGCGGCTAGATGCACGGCCTTAGCACATAAAGCCCTAGTTTTGCCGGCGCCATAGCCAGCTGATACGCCAAGGATTTCGGTCGTGTGATCATCCACGAAGGCAAGCTGCCCAGGATGCAGGTCAGCGCGGATGGTTGCAAGTGATGATGCTAGATCAAATGCATTGCCGCCATCTTGCTCAATATCAAGCTGCGCTAGGCGTGCTGCGATCGGATCAATCAGCCTTGGCATTGTGTCCGGTCTTTGCGGTGATTCGCAGCAGCAGATCCAGCTCCACATCAGGCGGCAGGTTGGCATCAGCAATCGCCTGCACTGCAGCCTCGATGCCTTCTTGCTTGGCGCGATTGGCGGCAGCGGTGTCGCTGTAGTGATCACGGAATGCAGGCGAGTGGGTCAGCATCCAGGTGGATGCCTTCATGTCGCCGTTCTCAGCTTGTTCGGCGATCTTGTTGATCAGCCGCATTCCGCCAGCAGCACGACCAGCCTCGATAGCCTCGGAAAGTTTGATTTCCTCAGGCGTAGGGTCTGGGCCTTTTGCGTTCTTCAGTGATTGCCACAAAAGATCATACGATACACCAGCCGCCGGCGCAATGTTTTGCAAAGGTGCGCCAAACTCAGCGAGAAAGCGCACCTTCTTGATCACATCGTCGTTCAGTTTGTAGTGACGACGAGCTGGCTTCACGTTCTGATCTGTACGGGCATCACGAGGTAGATATTATCAGGTTCGGCCGGTGGTGCAATGACGACCGGCGTTGTCGAGCTGTTGGCGCTGATCTCGACCTCGGCACCGGCCAGATGCTTTAGGCCATCGAGCAGGTAATGCACGTTTGCCGCGAGGTTTGGCAT